ATGGAGAGGTTGCCACATTCGAAGAGTTTTTAGATTTAATAGACAAAAGAAAAGTCAAACCAAATACATTTTTTAAATTACAAGTAGGAACAAAAAAGACAGAACCATATCCCGAAGGTCCACCTTGTTTAAATGTCATGGCATTAAACGGCATTGGAGAGGGCGCAAGGAACATGTCTTTGTTTAACTATGGATCTATGTTTAAGAAAATGGATCCCGATAATTGGAAGGCGCTGCTTGAAAAATTTAACATTGATTATTGTACGAGTCCCGTATCGGCACAAGAGATTGTTCAAATACAAGGTCAGTTAGAAAAGAAAGAATATTTTTATACATGTAATCAAGAGCCAATCAAATCACATTGCAATAAATCTTTATGTAAAAGAAGAAAATATGGTATTGGTGCGAATGTAGATGCAGTAGAGATAACGGGTATATCGATTGTTAAATCAGAGCCAAGAGTGTTCTTTGCAGATTTAGATGGTAGACGATTAGAACTAACAAGTTTTGATTTACAATCGCAATCAAAGTTTCAGATTGCATGTTTAGAACAACAAAATTTTATGCCACCAAAGATAAAAGAAGGCGATTGGCAGATATTAATTAATGGATTATTGGCAGAGGCAAATGAAATAGAAGTGCCAGAAGAACTTACATACAAAGGACATTTCAATCAATTACTTGAATCTTTTTGTTATGGCAGAGTACAAGCACAATCGGCAGAAGAATTATTGATTGGTAAACCATGGATTATAGATGGATTTGTAAACTTTAAAATAGATTCTTTTATAGAATTTTTAAGACAAAAAGGATTCACAAATTATTCAAAAGGTCAAATACAAGAAAGAATAAAAGAAATAAATAATGGCGACAAATGTAGTGATGTGAAAAAATTTAAAACAACAGATGGTAAATGGAAGTCGGTTCGTGTTTGGTGGGTTCCAGAAGTAAAAGAAGAGGTTGAAATACCAAACGTAGTGTTTGAAGAGGAGCCTCCGTTTTGATAGAAGTTATCGTATCTTTTTGTATCGTTTTAGTAGAAGAGGCAAGACACAAGGGTGGAGAGTCGATTTGTAACTTCTATAACCCTGGCATCGTGTTTGAAAATAGAAAACAATGTATTAAAGAAAAAAAATTAATAGAAGATTATGTTGTAGAGGAGTTCTGGAAGATACGTCCAGAGGCAGTAAGAATATTTGCGAAAGGAGTATGCACAAATGGTAAACGCACAGGAAGAAATAAAGGCAGAGACAGAGAATGAAATTGCCATATTCGGGCCACCAGGCACGGGTAAAACAACAAGACTTTTAGATATCATGGAAAAAGCTATTGCCGATGGTATCATGCCAGAGAGAATAGCTTTTTTATCTTTTACAAGAAAAGCGGCAGAAGAGGCTATAAATAGAGCTTGTTTAAGATTTAACTTAGATCCAAAAAGATTTCCTCACTTTAGAACATTACACTCTCTTGCTTTTCGTTGGGTAGGCATGAAGTCAGAAGATGTAGTTAAACCAGCAGATATGCATTTAATAGGCAAAAAGCTAGGCATAGCTTTTCAAAAAGAAAGTAACTTAAACATAGAAGAAGGAGATCTATACACACCTGGATCAAGCGATGGAGACAGATACTTTCATGTATATAATATGTCTAGAATAAAAGGAACTGAACTTATGGATGAGTTTGATGCGTTTGACGATAAAACTTTGCATAGATCATACATGTCAGTTTTTAGAAAAGCATACGAATCTTTTAAAATTAGTAAAGCTAAGATAGATTTTACAGACATGCTTTTAGAGTTTTTAAAGCAAGGCACTGGACCAGATCTAGATTTATTAATTGTAGATGAGGCACAAGATTTAGTTCCAATACAATGGAGAATGGTCAAGGAGTGTTTGCTACCTAACACTAAAAAAGCATATTATGCTGGGGATGATGATCAATGTATCTTTGATTGGGCAGGCGCAACTGTGAATAATTTTCTTGATTCTGCAAAGAAAACTATAGTTCTTGATAAATCATACAGAGTTCCTTCAGAGATACATAATTTTGCAGAGTCAATAATTAAAAAAGTCGGGATAAGAAAAAACAAACGATGGAAACCTAGAAGTGAGTCTGGAATAGTTTCCTATTATTTTAATGTTATGGATATTAATTTTAACGAGGGCGAATGGTATATTCTCGCAAGAACAAACAAAATACTTTCTGAAGTGTCTACTAAATTACGAAACGAAGGTTACATGTTTTGGATAGAAGGCACGGGTTGGTCTGTTTCTGAAGGCATAATAAGAAGTATAGAGGGGTGGATAAAGATATGCAAAGGTCAAAGCTTAACAGTAAGGGAATGGGTAGACTTTTCAAAGAAAACAAAAAAAGGATACATTGCGTATGGTGGAAAAAGGAAGATAGAACAATTAGATCCAGGGAATACATACACTTTGGACGATTTGTTAAAGAGCGAACTAGGTTCGGTATTGAACTTAGATACAAAAAAAGAATGGTATGAGGTCTTGAATGTTACAGATAGTCAAAGAATATACATTACATCGGCAAGAAGAAGAGGAGAATTTATATTAACAAGGAAGCCTAGAATAAGGCTATCGACTATACATAAATCAAAAGGTGGAGAGGCAGACAATGTTGCATTAATTCTTGACTGCCCTAAAATAATAAAGGAAAAAGGAAACGAAGATAGTGAACATAGGATCTTCTATGTTGGTGCAACTCGTGCTCGTAAAACTCTTCACATCGTTGAACCTAAAGATAAGAATGGATATGAATTATGAAAAAAGACAGAGACTATTTTTTAGCAGAAGCTCAAAAATTAATTAAAGGTCCCAGAGCAAAAGATTATGGGCCAGTAAAAAAGAATCATCAGAGGATAGCAGATATATGGACTATTCTTTTAGATAAGAAATTAAAAGAGCCAATTACACCAGAGGAAGTTGTAGCTTGTATGGTGGGTGTTAAAACTGCTAGACTAGCAGAGGACATAAACAAAGATGATTCTTGGATAGATATTATAGGATACGCTGCACTAGGAGGCGAAATAATTAATGACAAGTGAACAATATCATTTAAATGGATTTAGTGTTATTGATCAAGACATAAAAGATTTATCTTGGGGTAATATAGATTTTGATTGGTCTCCTCCAAGTGACTTTCCAGATTTAACTAAAGCATCTAGAATATCTGTGGACTTAGAAACTAGAGACCCTAATCTTATAAAGTTAGGACCTGGATGGTGTAGAAAAGATGGATACATAATTGGTATAGCAGTTGCTGCAGGCGATTTTCAAGGTTATTATCCGATACGACATGCTCAAGGTAATATAGATTCAAAGTTGGTGTTGAATTGGTTTAAAAAACAAATGGATACACCACACATACCAAAAATATTTCATAACTCTATGTATGATGTTGGATGGTTGAGGGCAGAGGGTATAGAGGTCAAAGGTCCCATATTAGACACAATGATCATGGCTCCATTGATAGATGAAAACAGAAGGTTCTATAATTTAAATAGTCTCGCTATTGATTATTTAAAAGAGTATAAGAACGAAAAAACTTTAAGACATGCTGCAGGTGAGTTCGGTGTAGATCCAAAATCAGAGATGTATAAACTACCTGCTAAATATGTAGGTGCATATGCAGAACAAGATGCTGCCGTTACCTTGAAATTATACGATCACTTTGTAACTCTTTTAGATAAAGAAGAATGTACAAGTATATTTGAATTAGAAACATCTTTACTGCCCGTTATCCTAGATATGAAAACAAAAGGGGTACGAGTTGATTTGGATCAAGCAGAAAAAACTAGAAAACAAATGGCACTCCAAGAAAAGAAGTTACTTGATGAGATAGTCAAAGAGACTGGTGTTGCGGTTGAACCTTGGGTCAGCACATCTATAGCACAAGTCTTTGATTTTTTTGGACTTGAGTATTCTCGCACAAAAAAGAGCAGGTCTCCCTCTTTCACAAAACAATTTCTCTCTCATCATCCTCATCCAATAGCAAAAAAGATTGTTAAAATAAGAGAACTTAACAAAGCGAATACTACGTTTGTTGAAACAATTCTTAATCATGCTCATAATGGTCGTATACATTGTGACTTTCATCCTCTTCGTACTGACGATGGTGGAACTGTAACTGGTCGTTTTAGTTCTAGTAATCCTAATCTACAACAAATACCATCTAGAGATTTAGAAATTAAAAAAGCCATCAGAGGACTGTTTATTCCAGAGGATGGATGTAAATGGGGGTCATTTGACTATGCATCACAAGAGCCAAGATGGTTGGCACATTATTGTGCTAAACCAATGGATGGATATGTACATCCTTTAATCGAGGAAGTGGTAACCATGTATAAGGAAGGAAAAGCAGACTTTCATCAAATGGTTGCAGATATGGCAAGTATAAGTAGAAAAGAGGCTAAAACTGTAAACCTTGGAATTATGTATGGCATGGGTCGTAAAAAATTAGCAGACACTTTAGCTATAACAGAGGAAGAGGCGAAGGAATTATTAGAAACATATAATAAAGAAGTTCCATTTGTAAAAGACTTGGCAACAAGAGTTTCAAATTATGCATCTAACCATGGAATTATAAGAACTCAATTAGGAAGAAAATGTCGTTTTGAATTATACGAACCAAGAGGTTTTACTGCCAAAAGACCTTTGCCATTGAAAGATGCAGTGAAAGAATATCAGAATGTTCAGAGAGCATATACATACAAGGCGCTCAATAGATTAATTCAAGGATCAAGTGCAGACCAAACTAAAAAGGCAATGGTTGATTGTTATGCAGCAGGTCTATGCCCGATGCTAACAGTTCACGATGAACTCTGTTTTAATATCGAAAATGAAGAACAAGTGGACAAGATAAAAGAAATAATGACCACTTGTGTCCCCGAAGTAAGAATACCTTTTGAAGTTGATGCTGAACTAGGAGATAATTGGGGTCAAATTAGCTAAAAAGCTTGAAAACGACAATAAATACCCGTACAATAGAAGAGCATAACGTAACGTAAGATCACACACGGAGGTATCGTTTCACCTCTGTGTGGCGATCTGAGAGCCTCGTTTTTTCAAAGATTCCATAATTTTGGTGCGTTTTTCGTGTGTTAGCGTTGACCAAGTAGATATTTCACTTAATGTTCTAAAACAACCAATGCAACTATAATTTTCTATCTTACATACGTTTCGGCACGGGCTTACAATACGCTGTGATTTTTTTTGGAGGTTCATCTTCTTGTGGAATCCTTGGTTGATCTGTTAGTTTTTGTGAAAAGTACAGACATCTGTCTATGCTTTTAAATCGTTGTGTTTGATTTACAATTTTTGAATCTATCATAAACACTAACAGAAATTCAATCATTTATCCTTTTTCACCTACACTTTTCCAGTCGTCACCAAAACTTAAGACACATACAGTATTATAACTAGGATGATATTCCATAACTGTATATGTTTTAGTTTTAAAGTTAACAAACAATTGAATAGGGATATGAACAGGTATTGTGGATAAACCATCTTTTCCGTATACTTTAGTGGTTTGAATTCCTGTGAACAGAGGTACTTCTCCTTTATCTTTTACAACTTTAAGAGCTATATCTTTTTGTTCACACATTACTGGTTTGTCATTCCAAGAGCCAGAAAAAGCAGAAGTAGTCATAAAAAACAAAAAAAAGATTATAAAATTACTTCTCATCTTTTGCTTTCCAAAAATATTCATCTGTATCTCCGAGTCTAAACTTTTGTCCGTTCTCTACTTGATATATTTCTGTACTAACTTTGAAGTCTGGTTGTATAGGTTGATCTGGTGTAAGTGAATTATCATACACTCTCATTCTGTTGTTTGGATATAAACAAAACTGTCCGTTTTCTAATTCTATAATATTATGTGATTTATGTTCTGCTGGTTTTTCACTGGTTGAAAAATCAACTGCATTTACATTCTCGTGATAATTATCTAATGTTGCTATGTAACTACCTTTTAATATACCATGATCTCTGGTATAGACTTCAAAGTCCATGGACCCTATAAATTGTTTAGAAATAGAAACCACGCCATAATCCATGCAATTCCAAAATTGAAGATTGTAAAGATCCATATCTGGATTCGGGACAACTGGGTTAGAAACGAATGCACTAATAGGTAGCTTATCATACAAAGC